TTAAACATAATACAGCTATTTACCATACCTGCGCCCCAAGAAAGTGCAATTCCGGTATATTCACTATCCTCTAGTTCAGAGTAGCATAGGGCTTCCGCTTCATTAATTGCTTTTGCAGAATAACCGCACTCAAGTAATACTGATTTAATTACATCTTCGTGATACCCGACATCAAAATCATCATCCTCTTGGTCTATGGGTTGTGATGGAATACAAAATACAATCTTTTCATCAACATAATCCGCTGTACCAGCCACTTCTTTTAAAATAAATGAAAGCACTCTTCGGGCATATTTTTCTTTTGCAGAAACCACGCCTCGAAACATGGGTCTTTTTGCAGAGTCGTTTCTTTCAATTGCTTTTTCAATAGCATCAACTCCTAATATAATAAAAGAGCCATCAGTATCTTTTACAAATGTTTTGCCAGCCAGACCTTTCTCAATCATTTTAGTAGCAATAATTGTTGGAGGCTTAATGATATAAAAAGCATCTCTAAAATCACGATACTCTACCGCCCCTTCATATCCGTCTTTAGATAATACAATAAATGATGTTCCTACGTCAAGTCCTTTAGCCATAATTTTCCTACTATTTCTTTTTTAATTTAGATAATTTAGAAACTGATGTGTCAATATTGTCATCAGCTATAATTTTTTTACCTAGCTCAGTAAATTTTTTATCATAACTTTCTATATCTACTTTTGTTACAAATGTTCTTTCATCAATAGATATTTTTTTATTTTCTTTATCTTCAGCCTTTATTTTACTGAAAAAATCAGTTGGTTCAGGCTGGCTATTATTATGCTTTTTATTTAGTAGATAAAATATTGTTCCCAATCTTCCAAAACAATACCCTAAACAAAAAGAAAAAACTAATAAAGTTATAAAAATATTAATAGATATCATATGCTTAATAAATATTAAAATATTATATAACCACAGACTAAAAGTCTTAATTTATTCACACTCTTCTCCATGAACTTTACAGGGCGAATCTCCAGCTTCCCATTGGCATTAATTTCTGCGTCATATTTATTTTTCAGCATGTACCTCTCCACATTTGAAAGCGATTATTAGCCTCATCCTCTAGCTTTTGTAATTCTGCTATGGCTTCTTCTTCCGTTAAAGAAGCAACTTTCTTCTGAAGATCAATAATTAAAGTTTGAACCCAGCTATTCCATAATTTTGGAATAAGTTCTTTGGCTGTCTTACCTTTTTCTGGGCAAAGACAAATCCACTCATAACTATCAGGGTCTCTATTCGGGCATCTCATGTGATTCAATAAACTCCAAAAAGAATTTTGCTGCATCTAATGAATTATCAAATTTAACAATATCCATTAATTGAGAAGGTTTAGTATGTGGATTAAAATAAGATTCATATTCTGCAATCCAAAATCCATCTGAATATTTCATGCAGATTAAATCTTTATAATTTAAATCTACTTCTAATAGTAGAAGTTTGCTTAGACTTTGTTCTAGGTCACTGTAATCTTCAATCATTTCATGAGGTAAAATAATTTTTATAAAAATTATGTCAAGCGTTTGTTAATTTTTAATAAATTACCACGAATGAGCGTCCGTGACAATGCCAGCCATAATAGTAATATTAATTCTAGATCCAGAATTATCCATTTCTAACATAAAACCCTTGCCATCTCTAGCAGAAACTCTGCATTCATAACCATTGCCATGAATCATTTTTTCAGCAATTTCTACTGGCAATCCTCTGACAGCTAAAGCAACTTCGATTGTGGTTAATCTATGCTCATCTTTTAAAATTAAATCCATTTTCAAAACTCTTTTCTGGCTATAATTTTGCCTTGTTCTACTTCTCTAGAAAAGTTAATTGGTTTAGCAATCCCGCCCGTATATTCTTTAAGAAATCCGGCAACGCCTATTTTTAATAGGCTTTGTTCAGTAACTGGCTCGTATCTTGTGTGTAGCCCAAGTTCGCTGGAATGCTTTATAAAACATTCCTGGTAATCTTTAAAATTGATAGTGACTCCCTCGTAGTCCATAGAAAAAAGGCAGTTATCAATTCTTTTTAAGAAGTCTTGTGCCTCAGAAACTTTTTCATGATGTTTCGAGAAATCGCCTTTATTTGTAATAATATTAGATGCATTAGCCGCAGCCGAATTTAAATGTTTAATAATAGACATTTTTTCATCTAAAGTAGTTTCTAAAATATCTAAAGCATAAGATACTTCGTCTATATCTGAATAATTTAATTTGTCTATAAAATTTAAGATTACTGAAGTGGCAATTTTTTTGTTTGCTATTTTTCTATTCATAAATCTTTCTATATAAATTACATCCAGTTATCTGTACAATTACTTAATTTATAATCGTCATATATTGCATAAAATTCGTCTTCTGACGATGTATTATACTTATGGCAAATTTTATCTAAACGGTTATAAAATTTTGTAATCTTAATATTTACTTTTTCAATTTTTGATTTCATAGACTCTGCTATTTTGTTTTCTAACAAACTATGGAAATTACTTATATATTTAAGTCCATTATTAGGCTGCACATTATATTGTGCAATAGCAGACTCTCCCCAGCCATAACCAACCTTAATTGGAACAGTAAGGCTAATATTAACCTTTAATGTTTCTATTTTGCCAGTAAACAAAATTTTCATTTGTTTGGCAAGCGAATCTCTAATTTCTTTTGGCAGTTTAGATTTAAACTTCATTTGATATTATGCTTTCTAAATAAACCTTACTTCCACTCTCTCCAGCTTTTACCATCCCAAATCCATGGAGTATGCGGAGCATATTCAGGCTCTCTCTTGTTATGAATCCTCACCATGCTCCAAATCATATCATCATTGATGGAAACAATATCGACTACATCACCATCCTTATCCAGAATGGCGCAGAATTCATTTGGTTGTGCTATCTTGTGACTCATAGGACCCTTCATATTTTAATTTATGAATCTTGTCGCCAATCTTAAAACAAAGATAATTTCCATCCCAAAATGATTTTGAGCCTTTGAGCTTTGAATTGCTATGATCAGAAGGAGAATAATATTCTTCAGATGATAGTCCAAAATTTATAAGATAGGACAAGGTGGATATAACTTTTGATTTATTCATTTATTACTCTTTGGGCTTTCTTCCATAAAGACATAGAAATCTTTAACGCCATCATAATCAAGAACGCCAACTCGAATCCCAAGTTGTTGAATAGTTTTGCTCCAGGAATAATGAGTAGATTTGGATTCTTGACGAGATTCATAACAGAATCCACCAGCACAAATCCATTTGCCGCCAACCTCTACTTTCCGATATCCACGATGCTTACCCGATTTTATTGGTGGTTGGGAGCTAATTTTTCCATGCGGGTCTTTTCCAAGTTCTTCTAGAATCATCTAATTAGTGCCTTCCCATATCAAGCCTCAATCCCTATCTTAGCCAGGTCTTCTTTATCAATCTTGTAATTATGTTGAGCCCATTTTTGATCTGGATGATTGTCTGCCCATTGTTTATAGGTTAATGGCTTATAGGTTAATGGCTTATATAATACCTTTGCTTTATGAACAGGATAACCGATTAAATAATTAATGAATAATTTTAAATTACCAGCATTGAAATTAGCATAATAGTAAACTCCAGGATAAATATAAATATTATCCTGATAAAAGATACATTTTATGTTAAAATTAATGTGGCTAGCTTTCTTTAGTTGCATATTAAAACCAAAGATAGCTTCTCTATGCTCAAGAATATCTTCTTCATCTGGTGGAATATTGTCTGCTTATAATCTGGATTTGGGACCGACTCCCACCAATCGTAAGGTTCTTTAAATTCAAAGCTATATTGATCAAACTCTTTAGTTAAGAACTCTAACATAGATTTAAATCTAACTAAATCTATGTTAACATTTTCGATGCAAAGACAATCTTTTAATTTCATGAATTACCTTTGGATTTATTTGTATGTTCAATATTTACTCTGGACATATATTCTATAAATGCTTCTTTTCTACTAGCTACAGATTCTTGATTTATATGAATTTTTGGATTCTCTGGCAAATCTATTAAGCCTCTAGTCATCTTTTCTAAGAAGGCATTTTGCTTATCATCCGCTGAATATCTATTATATTGGCTTAATTTATTTTTTAAATTTTTATTTTCTTGTTCTAATACAGATAGCTTAAGAAGCAGCGCATCCATTGTTAGTTCTGAACTATCAGTTTTACCATATTCTTTGTCAAGAAATGATAACTCCGATCTAAGACTATCAATCTCATCTAAAAGTTGCTTTACATAAGATAAAGCCACATATTCGTTATTCTCTACTGCTATGCGAACTTCTTCTTCGTCTTCTTTGGTAAGAGAGGACATATAGTTGTAATGTTGGTTGCTCATAATTTTTTATCGCTTTCTATTTCAAAAGAATCTGCGCCAAAAGATACTTCTAACTGTTTAATTTTAATTTCTAAAATAGAAGTATCAATTCCTTTTTCTTCCAAATGTTCTTTAACTTTTTGATAGAAGAACGAATGTAGAAACTCTTTATCTTCCTTAAACTGTTTTATGTAATTTTCTTCTGCCAGAGCAAGATCGCCTTGACCAATAAGATTAACGCCTAGTGCATTTCTGATAGTATTAGAAATATATTCTATTTCTTTGTCTACAGATAGATTGATTATATCTGTATTTTCTTCTGTCATAAGCGAGAGAATTCGCTCATCTTCTGACTCGCAAATAGATTTTTTAGCCGCCTCTATTTGTTCTGGCGTTGGGTATTCATGCACTGATTTGTCTTCATTTAGTTTGGCTACTACTTTATAAATTTGATCATCAGGAACATCTGACATGTAAACTGCTCTAAATATATTGCGAAATTTTTTATAATCATCAGCCTGTGACATATTATCACTTAGCCTCGTGCGCTTTAATAAATTCTTTAGCTTCTTCTAAACGCTTTTGAAGAGCGTCTACTTTTTCTTGCTCAAGCCAAAGTTTGTATTCTTTTAATTCTTCTTTATAGGCTTTATATTTTTCTTTGTATTTGGCTAAATCTTTCTCATAAACTTTAAACTGTTTTTTATAATTTGGATTTTCTTTCTCTTCATAAATCCTAGAGTAAACAGATACATTATAAGTTATCTGATAACCATCATCCTCAGATTCAAAATCAAAATAAAGACTATTCAGCGGCACATCTTCTGATAGATCAAGATCTTTTAATGCAAAAAAATCATAACTATATAGTTCTTTTTTGAAAAGAAATTTATTTGATAATTGTACAGTAATAGTCTTTGGCGGCTCTTTAGGTTTTGTTGGAGCGTTAGGCTTACTCCATATTTCCCAATGTTTACGCTTCTTGATTTTTGTTTCGATCATAACTATCTGCTACTTTCTTTAGTTTATCAATAACTACTTGCCTTAGACTCTGCATCAGCGAATCCATCTTTTCAATGTCAGAAACAAAATTTCTAATATAGCTAGGAGAGTCTGCTAAATGCTCCCAATAATTACATCTATAATGAGCATCTTCATCAATTCCTTGCTCAATCAACTCTTCAATTAAGCCAAGAATCATGTCATCTTTTGTGGGATATTCGATTATAGATCGGATCGTTTCAAACCCTTTCTTTGATGATTCTTGTTTTGATTGCAAATCTTCTAAATTAATTGATGGAGTTTCATCAATAACATGCCAACCATCTTCAACTAGTTTATCATTGAATTGCTTTGGAACAACTGGGAACATTTGTTTTGGAACAATCGAGGGTATATATTTATTAGTAATTACGCTATAGTCACAACTACATTTCCAAATAGTTCGCTCTGAATCTGTTGGCGTCATGTAGTATGTTCCACCATCACCGCACTCATACCTATGCGAATTCACTTTATCATGAAATTCTTCTTCAGAAAGAGCTATTCCAAGCATATCGGTTTCAATTGATTTATTTATCATATTTTTTGATCTTAATAATTAGTCATCCATTCTTAAATAATTTAATCGCTCTTCCCAAGTTTCTTTAAATAAAGCCTCTAAAATAAAACGTGGCACTGTTGATGTATGTAATTGCGTACCAACTGGACTATCAACTTCTGTTTCAATTAAATAAGAATCATTTTTATGATTATAAATTATTGTCTGATTAGGCAATACCTGATAACTTGTATTACCTGACGAATCTTTATCAATTTCTAATAAATCTTTTTCAGTAGCCATAATCATTAATATTACGCATATTGTGTTTAAAAGAGCCAAATGCATCGGTGATGCTTTCTACGGTATCTTCGAGTTCTTTGACTCGTTTCCGCAGAGCATTAAAACAATCTAGCTCTGAAGCATGATTGCTCTCTCCAAAATGCCCACAGCGAGTACACTTTAGATTATTAAGATAAGACTCTACTTCATCACTAGTAGCTTCTCTAAAGTCAATTCTACCACATTCACAGGAAGCCTTGACTTTGAAAATATGAGAATATGAATTAGCGTGCTCTTCTTTATATGGGGGGCTAACCCATTCTATAAATTTTGAATACTTATGTCTGGTATGTTTTTTGGACATATAATTAAAAATTATCTGAAGTTAATAATAAATGTGCGTGTTCTTCGTAAGGATCGCCCATATAAGATAATTCAACATAAACTTTTGTCAAGTCTTGTCCCTTAACTTTTTCAATTAGGCGGGCTAACGAAATTTTGTTTTCGTAAGTTCCGAAATCTTCTAAGATAGAAGAACCATCAAATGTTTTTTCCATAATCTACTATCCATTTATAGGTCTTTGCTTTAACTTTAACTTTTTTAAAAGTAGCAAGTAATTTATAAGTATCATTATATACTAGTTCTAATTTAGCGTCAGTTAGCTGATCCCAATCTTCTTCTAACAGACCTTGTAAAAGAGGATTTATCTGTTCGTTTTCAACTAATGTAAAACTGTCAAAACAGTGAAAATCACCTTTTTTAGTTATCCGCCCATATGATAATAATAAATCAATTTGTAACATAATTATTTACTTTTGTTAATTCTTGAAATCTCATCTATAAGAAACTGAATATCTGATTTTGCGTCTCGATAGAGTGACCAAATCATTGCACGTTCACTATCTTGATCTTGGGCTGATAATGGAAATGCAGGATAGTATTCTCCTACTGGCTGGCACTTCTCTTCGTTCCAAGTGCCTATTTGTATATTTCCTTTGGCATCAAGTAAGAGGTTTCTTTCACCTAATTGATTCCATCGATTAATGATATCATTTATATTTTTATTCATAAAATTTATAATCAATAAAATGGTTGAAGACTTTTAATTTTGTTAATGATAGACATGTAATTATCTTGTGTAATAAAGAAGGAATAATCTATTCTATTAGTATCATACGTATTTTTATCAGGAGACATGTCTACAATTAGAGTTTCTTTATCTGTAACAGAAAACTTATAGTTACCAATACGAAACCCTGCTGAAAAAGTTTGATTTGCAAATTTTATAATTGCATATTTATATTCGCAATTCTCACAAACACGGCAAGCATTTGGCATTACAGCAAACGATTCATTTTTACAAAATGGACAATATTCTATATCCCAATAATTCATATACTTATTATCCAATATATGGCAACAAAGTTTTAGACTTTTCTAAAGCTTCAGTTTCAGAAGCCGCTGACACGACAATAAATGTCGTGGTGTCGCCTGATAACTGTTGACTAACAATCCATCGAGAAGGATCGTCTTCTGTTTGTTTAGCAGTCCTACCATTAAAAGAAGTGATGGTAGATCTTAGCTTTTTAAGCTCTTGAGCATTTTCAAAATCTTCTTGAGATGGATAATATCGTTTGCCCACCCAAGAAGCATTTTTGCGAATTGAATCAACTGCCCATTCTGGAATTTCAATAACAAATCCTCCAGCCCCACAATTAAAACAGCGACCAGGTATTACTTCGCTACCCCATGAACTATTAGAGTCTGAAGCAAAGCAAAGAGTGCAAAATAGGTTTATAGATTCTTTATTCACAAATAATCTCCTGTTCCATCAGTCATCATTCCTTTGGCACAATCGAAAATTTTGTTAAACAAAGGTCCGATTCTGACTAAATCTGCTCTACCTTCACAAGAATGAATGTTCCTGGCAAAATCTACTTCAGAGCAGCCATCCCATTTAATAAATCCTTTAACATACGGCTCAGGTTCAACTTTTGTTACGTCATTAGTCCAATGTTGAACGCCATCATCGTCAAAGTACATGAACTTTAATGGCTCTCCATTGCCATCATCGTGAGGGTAAACGTCGTAAGCCTCAAAGTCAACCAAGCAACCATTATTAGTTCTTAATCTGAAAAAGAATCTAATATCTTCTAGCCAATGATCTTGCCACTCATTTGTCATTTAACTTTTCCCATTCTCTCAACTCTTTTGCATAAGGCAATTCTTTGATGTCTCTACCGCAATTATCACATCTAAAAATAAGCTCTTGAGCAAAATGATCATTGGTTACTTCATCGTAATAATCAAAGACTTCAAATTTTGTTGCAATTTTTGTATTGCATTTTCCACATTTTTGCAATGCATTAATTACATTAGTTGCGATTAATAATTTATCTTCCATATTAATTAAATTAATTTAAATGATCGGTCTGGTGCTCAAGGACCATCTATCTCTATCGCTTTACCTTCTGAAATTAATTTTTCAGCAGCTTTAATTAATTCATCATCCCTAGTAGCGAAAATAGCGTTTTGTTCTTCGGCTATTCTTAAATAGATAATTAATTGTGTATCAATATCAAGAGTGTTGAAGTCTTTGATTATTTTTTTATTCATGTTTAATTTCAACTTCCAGTCAAAAGATTGACATACTCTCTTTCTAGGCGACCAAATTCTGCTTTAGCAATGACATATTTACTTATCTTTTCATAATCTTGTTCAGAAAATGCGCCGTCATGATTTTTAAATTTAACAATAGATAAGGTGAATAAAGTTTCCCCTTCATTTGTAGTAGCTTTAATTCCCATTTTTAATTGTTTATGATTATCTTCCACAGTAAAGAAACAATCATTTTTGTTTTTAAAATCTCTAAGCGTATCAACAAACTCTTTTGCAGTAGAACAATTAACAGTATTCATATTTTATATTCCTTTCAAATATCCAATTCAATCTTTTCTAAGTATAAAGAACTAGAAAGAGCTTTCTTGCATCGCTTCTTCAATAAACTCTTTAAGCCATTTATTGAAAGTTAACTTGTTAGAAAAGTAATGCCGCTTAACATCGCCGTCAAACCACATGTATACATATTTTTTACTCATAGAACTCTCTCATAAGTTTTTTCAAAAATATCAGGCTTGCACGGATAAAATTCACCAGCTATTCCTTTAATAATCCAATCTCCAACAATAGCAATCATTACGCCTTCAAGAGTTTTAATTTGAAGGTATTGTCCAGTTGGGTTGTTTTCAGATGGTTCTGATACTGGACTAGGTATTACCTTGCCATTAGACCAATGATCAAGTAACCAGCCGTTATGTCCATCGAATTGAATTGCTTCAATTTCTACAGGTTTCTTGCGATAGAGTGGCGGGGCAGCTTCATGATCTTTTGGTTGAGGCTTGTCAAAAATTGGAGTGTGATTCCACTTTGGATTTGGTGCAGTTATTTGTTTCATAATGTGCCTACTGCATAGTTTACAAATTGATTCTACAAACATTATTTTGGCTCTCAACTAACTTTAACTTTACCGTTATTCATGACTTAAGCAGCTTCACCTTTTAAAGCCAAATTAGCTATTGATTCTGCCTCTTCTTTAATTGATTCCATATTATCAGATAATTCTACGATTCTTCCATCTCTAATTAGCTGATGACATTGAATGGCGACTGAAGCGCCATAAACAGAAAGCCACTTCATCTGTTGATAATCTATATAGCCAATCATAATTCAACCTTTTGCAAATCTATAATTTCTTCAACTTTTAATTCTGGCTCATTTCTTCTAGAAGAATCTCTCCAAGGCAATGAGCCTCTTTCCGGTCCTCTTAATATACTGACTTTATTAATTGTCTCAATACTATGTAGAGAAGTTGCACAGCCATTTTTAACTTCATCGACTAAATGATAATAGCCTAGCCGTTCAGCCTCTGACTCACAATCTGTATCGACAAGTACACTTGTCATAAAAGTAACTCTGTATAGAGCCATAATCAATACCCCACAAGATGTTTATCGTTACGAAATTCTGTGACAACTTCCCATAATAGTTTTAAGAGAGAGTCGTGAACATGAAGATATCCTGGCACGCCATCATAGCTACAGCACCAGCAAGGACCAGGACTAATTACTCCAGCCTTTTCTTTCCAAATTTTAATATAGCCAAATCTTTTATGTAAATTCATAAATCACTTATATTCAGACAGGAAATCTTCGTTAGACTCTGGAACTTTTTTTTGTTGCGGGTCCCAAATCACTTCTAAATCCTGATTATGTAAATCGTCTACCAAATTTTCTTCCTGCCAACATTTATAATTAATGTTAGACTCATTAGAATTAAAATATGATAGAATATATGTGTCGCCTGAAAAATTAGGACAGGCTGTGATAGTATGTGGGACTCCATAACTATCTATAAATACCGTGTTTATATGAAATTTTGATTCAAATGGTTTTGTTATATCTATTAATTCGGCAGCTATTTTATGTTCTTTCAAAAGATGCAACAAGATTTTATCTGCTTTATCTTCTAAAAATCTAGTTGCTTTTTGCGATGACTCTATCCAGCCATAACCAGAATCACTCCAATACATAGGCTTATCATATGTATTTTCATTGTCTAACGAGGAATGATATCTAATAATAAAATAATTCTTTTTCTTCATAACTTAAAATTTGTTAATTGTTTCAAATAGTCTGGTGAATCCGCCATAGTTTCTTTGCCATGCAGTATGAGGAGCATACTCTGGACAATCTTTATCCCATATTCCAACTATCTCAAATACATAGTCAATACTAGAGTTTCCGCTTAATACTTCTTGCGGATCACCTTCTACATCGCAAATAATGATAAAATCATCTGATGGTGGATTTGGAGCTTTACTCATATTATTTGCTCAGAAAATTAATTTGCTTAAATAATTCTTTAGCTTCTTCTGGATTTCTATCCACTTGTTCCCAAGCATATTTAGAAAGATTCTCTATCTTCTCTAATTTACTTATAAGGCGATTTCTTTCTTCTTTAAGGCAGACTATTTCTTGAGTTAAATCTTCTTCTGTAGTGCGGAAAACTAAATT